GCATAAGAAACCACGCAAAGTTGAAATTGGCAAACAAATAAAGTTTGCCCAACCTGAACTACTGACTGAGTAGTTTGCCTGAAAGGTGCGGTTGTTTGCCGCACCTTCTCAAAAATTGTGTTATAATGGTTGCATCTTAGCAGAAAATTATATTATGAGAATAGCACTTGCCTCTGACATTCACCTAGAATTTGCAGATATCAATTTGCAGAACACAGAAAATGCCGATGTATTGATACTCGGTGGAGATATCTGTGTAGCTGCTGACCTTGGTCGACCAGACCCTCATGGTTTCTTAGAAGGCGCAAGAAGTAATCGCATTGTCGATTTTTTCAAGCGTTGTTCATTTCAATTCCCTCATGTAGTTTATATTATGGGTAACCATGAACATTATCATGGTGATTTTGGAACATCAACAAACAAACTCAAATCAATGTTAGAATCTAATATGTTGAGTAATGTTTATTTGCTTGATAAAGAATCTAAGAAGATTGATGATGTAACATTTATTGGTGGTACATTATGGACTGATATGAATAAAGAAGATCCTTTGACACTTCTTCATATTCGTGGTATGATGAATGATTTCCGTTGTGTGTATAATTCTAATCGCATGGTTCATCGTAGAGTTCCTCTTTACAAAAAAGATGCTGATGGTAAATACATCACGGAAAAAGTTGGTGAAATTAATCGCATGATTGAAGATGGTTATAAAATGAAGGAAGAAATTTCTACATTTTGTCCAGAAGATGCGGTTGTTGACCACAAACAAATGCTTGGTTATATTCAGTCTGTGATTGAAGGTAAGTTTGACCAAAAGTTTGTTGTTGTTGGTCATCACGCACCAAGTCGTTCTTCTACACATCCAAGATATTCATCAGAACAATTGATGAATGGTGGTTACAGTTCTTCATTAGATGAATATATCATGGACCATCCACAAATCAAATTGTGGACTCATGGTCACACACATGAAGATTTTGACTACATGATTGGTTCTACTCGTGTCGTTTGTAATCCAAGAGGTTACGAAGGTTACGAAGATAGAGCTGAACATTTTAAACTGAAATACATGGAAGTTTGATATGAGTGATTATACACCAGACAAATGGTTAGGTGTTAAAATCACCGGTCGACCTTCTGAAAAACCAGTTTATAAAATATTTGCTTGTTGGTATGGTGGTTATCTTGGTTCAGATTCTTGGAAACTGAATTCTGGTATAACCTCCATATGTGAAAATACCGATTACTATTTTTTCGAAGGTAGTAGTGGTTCAACATATTCATGTCGCAAAGGTTGTTATGGTGCTAGTGGATATGGTTATGGTATTCTTGAAGATATGATTGAGAAAGCCGCAGCAAACGACATTACAATAGATGTAATGCCTGAAGAAACAAAATGGATGGAATTAAATTATGAAAACTAATAGCAACTTTAAATTAAGCAAACAAACAAAACGATTCATGGCTACCATGATTGATCCTATTGAACGCAACACATATAAAAGATTAATGATTAATGCTCAATTAGAATCTCTAAAGCCAGCACCATCACATAAAGAAAAACGTAGTGAAAAGTAAATTTGTAAATGCTTACATGAAAGTGGCGGAGACATTTGCAGAATTGTCCTCGGCTCGTAGACTTCATGTTGGTGCCATTGTAGTCAAAGATGATAGAATCATTTCGATTGGTTACAATGGTATGCCTAGTGGATGGGATAATAACTGTGAGGATGAATTACATCAGCCAATGGGTCAAGTAAATCTAGTAACAAAACCAGAGGTACTTCATGCTGAAACAAATGCAATTGCAAAACTAGCTAAATCTACCGAATCTGGTATGGGTGCTACTATGTTTGTTACTCATGCTCCTTGTTTGGATTGTGCCAAACTTATTTACCAAAGTGGTATTAGTAGTGTTTTATATCGCAATATTTATAGGTCTGATCATGGTGTTGCATTTCTTGAAAAGGCAGGAGTAAAAATTGAAAAAATCTAAAAATTATACCACAAAAGTTGTAGAAATTTGTGATAATGGTGATGCTATTGTTGAATTACCTGATGAGTTAGTGAAAGAACTCGGCTGGGAAGTTGGTGATACTCTTAATTATGAAATGAAAAATGAAGCTGTTTATATAAAAAATCTTAGTAAGGAAAAAAGAGATGCTTGTGCTCCCTGATAATATGATAGGTAGACCTATTGGTTTCACCTGTTCGACATTTGATTTGCTTCATGCTGGTCATATTCTAATGCTTGCTGAATGTAAAACTATTTGTGATTATTTAATTGTTGCTGTTCAAAGTGATCCAACTATTGACCGACCAGATGTTAAAAATAAACCTGTTCAATCAATCGTTGAACGATATGTTCAATTGTCTGCTGTCAAATTCATTGATGAAATTATTGTTTATGATACAGAAAAAGACCTTGAAGATTTGTTAATGTTCTTACCAATTAATGTTCGTATTATTGGTGAAGAATACAAAGACAAAGAATTTACAGGTAAACAAATTTGTGAGGACCGTGGTATCAAAATTTGGTACAACTCCCGTAATCATAGATTCAGTTCTTCCGAGCTAAGAAATAGGACTTATCAGTCTGAATTGAAAAGGAAAGGCTAATCATGTCTAACATGGCACTTGATGTTAAAGTTTTTATCGATGCTTGTGACCAACAACCATCACCAGACAATGTTCATTTGTATCGAACTTTAATTGCTGAAGAATATGATGAATTTTGTCAGGCACTAATTATGCGAGATGATGTTGAACAACTTGACGCTTGCATGGATATGATTTGGGTGATTCTCGGTTACTGTTACATGAAAAACTTTCAAGTGTATGGTGCTTGGGAAGAAGTCGCAAGAAGCAATCTTACCAAGATTGATGCTGTAACAGGCAAAGTTATCAAACGTGATGATGGTAAAGTTTTAAAGCCTGATGGCTGGAAGAAACCAGACTTCAGTAAGTTTACCTGTAAAAATGTTGCCATCGATAACAAACTCTGATATAATACAATTTAATTTAACTATGAAAGAGAATATGAATATTCGTGAACTGGCCAAAAAGTTGGCGGTAGAGTATAAACTTCCGAGAGCAGATAGGTATGACCTGTATCTGCGGGAGTTTGACAGCAAGGTGGAAGTCCTTGGATGGGTTCAAGACCCAACACAAAGCATGAACGACTTCCGTGGTCGTGAAATGCTATTCCCAAAACGCTGGGTCACCATTGGCGTTTTGCCAGCGGAGACAAGAGTAAATGTATAAGGTAACATATTACCGAACGGGTAGCACAGCCGTAGACTTTAAAGAGTTTGATACTCTTAAAGATGCGGTTGAATTTTCAAATAAATTACCGATAGAATCGGTTTTAGAGATTAAACAATATGACAGTAAAATTAATAACCTTCAAAACGAACCATACGATTTTAGGTGAAGTAAAAGATGTGCCTGAGAATGATTATGTTGAAGTGAAAAATTGTGTTCAAATCATCTCAGTACCACCAACAAGTCAAAACCCTCAAGGTGGTGTTTCTTTTGTTCCGTTTGTTGAGTATGCAAAAGAATTCAAAACTGGATTCAAAATTAAACGCCAAGATATTTTAATGATTAACGAACCTATACTTGAGGTAGAGAATCAATATAGTAAGATTTTTGGTTCTGGCATACAGATTGCCTCTAATAACTTTAAACTGTGATATAATGTGTGAATGAATAAATTTTACACATCGGTTGCCAGCGTAGGCAACAACATACTTTATCGTGGCGTAGAAGATGGCAGGCGAGTCAAGGCAAAAATACCTTACTCGCCTACTTTGTTTTTGCCATCCAAAAAAGAATCACAATGGAAAACATTGAAAGGTGAAAACCTTGAACCAATGAAGTTCGATGGCATTCGTGATGCAAAAGAATTCATTAAGAAATATGATGAAGTGCAAAATTTTAAAATCTATGGCATGAATAGGTTTGAATATGCTTTTATCACCGAACAACATCGTGGCATGGTTGAGTGGGATATTGAACAGATATCTATTGGTGTAGTTGATATTGAAGTTGGCTCAGAGAATGGTTTTCCTGATCCATATCTTGCTCTTGAACCTATTACAGCAATCTGTGTGAAGTATTCTGATGGCACTTGTGTTGTATTTGGTTGTGGTGATTATGAAGTAAAAGGTACTGAACAATATTTCAAATGCAAAGATGAATATTCATTGTG